CCTGTTGTACATCTCCAGTAGAAGCTGCGTATGCAGCTTCTTCAGAATCTTCATAAGAATCCGAAGACTGGAGTTGTAAACCTTCTAAGACAGGATAAAAATCCTGAATGAGTTTTCTAGTGTCAAACTCGCGACACTCCCCCATTCCTCGGTGAGGGAAACCTTGTTCAGTTTCAGCAATTCGATTCACTAGTGTTGGCTGATTAGACCAACACCTTGGTATTGCACCAAGCTCCTAACTTTTCACGGACTATAGGTAGACCATATTGGCTCTAGTTGTAACTGCCACACGAATATGGCTCGCTGCACTTGAATTTGAGAACAAGTTCATGCCACGACGACAAACCCCCACTAGGTAGGTATGGTTTGTGTTCAGGATTGTCCAATAAGGAGCACAAAAAACTGTGGTGTTCTTCAAAAACTTCCTTCCCATGGAAGAAAAGTTCCATATTAGCACTTACTACAATATTGACGAATTGCTCCTCAGCACATATTGAACTCGATGGCAACCACACCGTAAGACTCTTCAAAATAGAGTTCATGTTGAGTGGGCACGCATAATGACCCAACTCTTCATCAAATCTCCATTTCCTCTTAAGAAATTCACAGTCATCAATGTGGATGTAAGGGACAGATTCGCTCTCTTTATCCGCCATAGTGTAAACAATGTTGAATTTAGAAAGCTCTTCCTGAATTGCGGTGTGATTAAACCAAGGTGTCCTTTTACTAACACCCATGATATTATCATCACCATATGTCATCAGAGCAACGTTTTCCTTGAAAGAATGACACTCACGCTTCGGATTCAAACGTAAATACATCCATCTCATGTAGATACTGTTCACAAGTGAATTTATGATCACGGTGAGAGGATGACCTGATGGATTGGTCCCAAGAAATTCAATCAAATCACCATTGAAATTAATCAACGGAAAAGCAATGTCAGTAGCTATACCCCACATCACACTCAACGAATCTTCGGACCAGCCCGCTTCGCGGTGCAATTCAATAATGATCCAAAATGCTTCCAGAATAAAATCAGCAACCATTTTCTTGTCATACTTAGAATAATCACCAGCGACCATACGATCCAATCCATGTTGTGTGAGATACGCATGAAAACCACACCATTCACAGGAAGTAGGATTCACACCGGGAGCAGCTTCAAACACAAAAGAATTCATCTGCAACAGTCTGACAAAGGACAGGAAATACTTCCGTACTACCAATACCATGTCAACTGGAGCACCAGAA